TGGCGGTACTTCGGCATCATTTACTGTTGCCTACGAATAAAGGTAAATCATGACCGCACTTGCCACGCCACCCAAACTCCAATTTTTGGACGCTAACGGTGCGCCGTTGGTAGGCGGCAAACTGTACACCTACGTTGCTGGTACAACCACCCCACAAGCCTCCTACACCGATTACGGCGGTGGGACTGCCAATGCTAACCCCGTCATTCTAGACAGCCGTGGTGAGGCTTCTGTGTGGCTTAACACGGCCTTGTACAAGATGGCCTTGTACAGCGCCACTGATGTGCTAATCTGGACGGTGGACAACATTGGCGGGTTTGCTACTTTGGCGCAATTAGCAGCATCTGGTGGGTCTAACTTGATTGGGTTTATCCAATCAGGCACTGGAGCCGTGGCTACGACTGTGCAGACCAAGCTGCGTGAATCGGTTTCGGTGAAGGACTTCGGCGCAGTAGGCGACGGAGTTACTGATGATACGGCGGCAATTCAAGCGGCAGTTAATGCCGCAGAAGCAAACAGAAACAATGAGATTGTTTTTCCAGTCGGTAATTATGTAATTACCAGCACCATCGTAATTCGCGGCGGGATTAGGCTAATTGGTCAAGGCGCTATGGGCGCTCAGACTGGACAAGGTACTGTGCTTACGCACAACGTCAACACAGTAAATATGCTTGTTTGGGATGGTAATGGCGTTGCTGCTTATGGCGTTGGCGGTGGTATCTTCAATATGCAGTGCGTCAAGGGTACGGGTTTCTCTGGTGGCGATGCAATCAAACTTCTTGCAACAAGCGACAACTATCGTCCGGGTGAGTTCACTATTGAAAATGTCCTTGTTTGGCAGGGCAATGGCGGGAATTGGTCAAGAGGTTTGCACGTCGATGGAACGGCAGCAAACACCCCCGGCAGCAAAGGTGTGCGATCTATCAAAATAGATAAGTTTCGCGTGGGCGACTGTTCTGTAAATAATGAGTACATCTATCTTAACCAAGCCGTTCACGTTGTAAGTGAATATTTGCAGATTGATACAGGCAGTGGAACTGGTACTTGTGGGATGACCATTGCCGCCGATTCCGATAATATTGTTCTCAATGGTTTGATTTTGAACGGCAATCTAATCATTGGCGGTTCAAGTGCAATGAATGTTGTTCTTAATGGACGCGTGTCGGTATTGGATGTTAACAATACGCTAGTGCAGGGTTCTGCAAATATTCAAACTACATCAGCCACAAGTGCCGCATCAAACTTTAGCGTTGTTTCTAATGTAAATGACGCATTTCTTGCGGTTCTTACTTCTAATATTTCTGATGTAACTGGCGACAACACAAATTATTCAGTTGCTTTTGATACTGAAATTTACGATAAAAACAGTTCGTTTTCTTCTACCACTTTTACTGCAAAATTGTCCGGCAAATACAGTTTTAAATGGTGCTTTGGTTTTACAGGATTAACGGCAAGTCACACTCGGCAAGACAGTGGAATCCTGCACAGACGCGGTGGATCTACCATCAATTCAGTAACTAAAGTTTCTAACCCTTATGCACAAGGCTCAAATTCAGGGTTAAATTTTTCAGAGGCCGGTTCAATTGATTTGCTGGTTTTGGAAGGTGACACTGTGGTTATGAACACAGCTGTTTCTGGCGGCGCTAAAGTAGTTGATTTGCTTGGGACAGCTGGCACCCGATACACTTGGTTTGCAGGTGTATATCTACCATGACCCACACCGCCACCGGCCTAATCCTCTGGTATATGCGCCTCTGCGGCTTCCACGGCTGGACGTCGTTCTGGGGCAGCATCTACCTTGCCCCCGGCTACGAGATGCACCAAGCCCTGATCCGACACGAGCGCAAGCACCTTGAACAGATGCAGCGCGATGGCAAACTGATCTACCTCATCAAGTACACGTACTGGCTGCTGCGCTTTGGTTACTGGAATAACCCGTATGAAGTTGAGGCTCGCGCAGCGGAATGATTTTTTGGCATAATAGCCCCGTACTGGCTCGGTAAACCAGGGAATCTCAGGATTCAAAATGTCAGAAGTAGAGCAATCAGCGGAATTAGCCCCCGCGTCGGAACTGGAAGCCACGGCGGCCACACCAGAACCTGTAGTTGAAACGCCGGAAGTTGAGGCTCCCAAGACATTCTCGCAAGAGGAACTTGATGCCGCAATTGGAAAACGTCTCGCAAGAGAGCAGCGAAAGTGGGAACGAGAGCGACAGCCTGCGCCACCAGTGGTAGTGGACTTACCTCCGCAAGATCAGTTTGAGTCGGTTGATGCTTACGCAGAAGCCAAGGCTTATAAGCTGATTGAGCAGCGGGAAATCCAGAAACAGCAAGCTGAGATTCTTGATAACTATCATGAGCGTGAAGAAGCGGCTCGGTCTAAGTACAGCGACTTTGAACAAGTTGCCTACAACCCGAACCTGAAAATCACAACCGTGATGGCGCAGACGATTCAATCGTCGGATATTGGGCCTGACTTGGTTTATCACCTTGGCTCAAATCCGAAAGAGGCAGATCGTATTTCTCGACTATCGCCTATTTTGCAGGCAAAAGAGCTTGGACGGCTTGAGGCTAAGTTAGCCGATAACCCCGTTCAAAAACGCACTTCTGGTGCGCCTGAACCGATTTCACCAGTCACCGCCCGAGGGGTGGGTTCTGGGTCTTACGACACGACTGATCCACGGTCTACCAAGACCATGACAACCAGTCAGTGGATTGAGGCCGAAAGAGCAAGGCAAGTGAAAGCGCAACAGGCGCGTAAGTTTTAATTTTGAAAGGTATTTAAAATGGCTAACTCAATTCTCACCATTGACATGATCACAAGGAAGGCTTTGGAAATCCTTGAAAACAACCTTGTGATCACCCGCAACGTGAACCGCCAGTACGATGACAGCTTTGCTGTTAACGGTGCCAAGATTGGTTCTACCCTGCGTATCCGCCTGCCTGACCGCGCTTTGGTCACTGACGGTGCCGCCCTGCAAGTTCAGGACGACAACGAGCAGTTCACGACCCTGACCGTGGCAAGCCAGAAGCACATCGGCGTGAACTTCACTTCCGCTGAACTGACCATGCAGATGGACGACTTTGCAGACCGGGTACTGAAACCCCGTATCTCGCAGTTGGCCTCCAGCATTGACGCAGACGTCGCCAACGCCTACAAGTCGATCTACTCGACTGTCGGCACTCCTGGCACGACCCCTGCTACTTCTTTGGTGCTGTTGCAAGCCCAGCAGAAGCTGAACGAAAACGCTGCCGTGATGTCGCCGCGCTACGCCACCGTCAACCCTGCCGCCAACGCTGGCTTGGTTGAAGGCATGAAAGGCTTGTTTAACCCAACCGACACCGTGTCACGCCAGTTCAAGAACGGCATGATGGGTACTGGTGTTCTGGGTTTTGAAGAAGTCAACATGAGCCAGTCCATCAAGGTTCACACCACTGGTTCGCGGTCTACGACTGACACGATCTTGGTAAACGGCGCTGTCTCCACTCAAGGCCAATCGACGATCAACCTTGACGGTGGTACTGCATCGGCTACGATTACTGTTGGCGATGTGTTCACAATTGCTAACGTGTTCTCTGTTAACCCACAGACCCGCGAGTCCACTGGTTCGTTGCAGCAGTTTGTTTGCACTTCTCTTGCTACTGCATCTTCTGGTGCATGGACGAGCGTTGCAATCAGCCCGGCAATCTACACCAGCGACAGCGCCTTGGCTACCGTTAACAGCTTCCCCGCTGACAACGCTGCCGTGACGTTTGTTGGTACGGCTTCTACCGGCTATCCGCAAAACCTGGTCTACCACAAGGACGCCATCACGTTTGCCACTGCTGACCTGTTGCTGCCCCAGGGCGTTGACATGGCCGCTCGCGCAAACCACAACGGCATTTCGCTGCGTGTTGTTCGTCAGTACGACATCAACAATGACCGTATGCCTTGCCGTATTGACGTTCTGTACGGCTTTGGTACCATTCGTCCTCAAATGGCCGCCCGTATCTGGGGCTAAATTGAATGGGGCTTCGGCCCCTTTCTTCGTAACATCTTTCAAAGGAAATTATCATGGCTCTCCCAAATTCTGGCGGTGGGTATCAGTTCACTGATGGCAACACCAATGAAATTATCATGGGCGTTCAAGCCGCCCCTCAGACAGCAACTGCAACGGCCACGCTGACCGCTGCACAAGTTACTGGTGGCATCTTGGTGGGCAACCCGTCTACCACTGCTGCTTCGTACACGCTGCCAACGGCTACGGCACTTGACGCTGTGTTCAACAACGCCAAGCCCAACAGCACGTTCCGCTTGGTCGTTATCAACCTGGGTACTTCCACCGGCCTGATCACGATGATCGCAGGCACTGGCATTACGACCGTGGGTAACCTGGTTGTTGCCATTACCGGCAGTGCAGCTGGTGTTGGCGGTGCAGCCGAGTTCTTGTTCCGCAAGACCGGCGATGCTGCTTACACGATGTATCGCGTTGCTTAAACCAAATGGGGGCTTCGGCCCCTGTTTTTAAAGGAACAATCATGACCTCTAATACCAAACCAATTGGTGTTGCTTTTGAAGACCAAGACATTATTGGGTCTAACTTTGTGATGTCTGGTGGCGAGTTGGGTTACACCGCAGAAGCAAGCGGTACAGTGACTCAATTGACAGACAAGTCTACAGGGGTAACTCTGAACAAGTCTGCTGGTCAGATCACACTGAACGGCGCTGCGTTGGCGAACATCACAAATGTTTCGTTTACGTTGACCAACAGCACAATCAGCGCAAAAGACGTTATTATTTTGAGCGTTTCGTCTGGCGCTACCGCTGGTGCTTACAACTGCTGGATTTCTAGCAAAACCACAGGAAGTTGCGTAATCACAATTCGCAACCTTTCTGGCGGCTCGCTGGCTGAGGCTTTTGTAATCAACTTTGCTGTACTCCACGTTCTGTAAACCAAATGGGGGTTAACCACCCCTATCTATAAATATGGTCATCTATCTACGTCACCCGGTTCACGGTACGAAAGTGGCTTGCGCTGAAAAGGAAGCTGACTATGACGAGCAAAATGGCTGGGTAAGGTATGATTTGGATGACGTTGAGCCTCCTGCCACGGTAAACGAAATGCGGCGTCCCCGTGGCAGGCCGCGAGTTGGAGTTGTTGAACTAGGAGCATAGGTATGACCACATCTGCTGGCGACCAGATAAACGGGGCCATGCGCCTGATTGGGATGCTTGCAGAGGGTGAGACACCTTCAGCGGCAGCGTCGCAAGACGCACTGTCGGCGATGAACCAGATGATTGATTCATGGAACACTGAGCGTTTGTCAGTGTTCTCTACGCAGGATCAAATCTTCACTTGGCCTGCAAGCACTTTAAGCCGAACACTAGGCCCAACGGGTAATTTTGTAGGCAACAGGCCGGTCTTGCTGGATGACGCTACCTACTTTAGGGATGCGGCTACCAACGTCAGCTACGGCATCAAGATCATCAATCAGCAGCAGTACAACGGTATTGCTGTCAAGACGGTGACTAGCACTTACCCACAAGTTATGTGGGTCAACATGACGTACCCCGACATTGAGATGTACGTCTACCCGGTGCCGCTGCGTCCGTTGGAATGGCATTTTGTTTCGGTTGAGGAACTGACCCAACCGGCAGTATTGGCGACTACGCTGTCGTTTCCGCCTGGTTACCTGAGAGCGTTTAAATACAACTTGGCCTGCGAGATTGCCGCTGAGTTTGGCGTCGAGCCAAGTCCGCAAGTGCAGCGAATTGCCATGACCAGCAAGCGCAATCTGAAACGCATCAATAACCCAGATGATGTGATGGCTATGCCTTATGGCATTGTTGCCAACCGTCAGAGATATAATATTTATAGTGGCAACTTCTAAGTATGTTTAATTTAGCGGTTATCAAATCTACCAAAAGGGCCGCTACGTTGGCCTTTAGGAAGATGCGTTCGCTCTTGCCGATAAATATTATGGGCGTGTTGAATATTTTGTTGATGGGTAAGCAGTTCCAAATTGTCAAGGCAGTTATTAACTCGGTTAAGGTCTTTATGGTTGATTTCCAATCGACCTTCAATAGGCCCAACAAAGGCTTCCCACAACGCTCTGTGAACCCCAACTTTGGTGTATTTTCCATTTTTACACGCAGAAAAACGCAAATAGTAATCGGAGCCAGCAGACGTTTTAACTTTTCTGTACGCAGCGTCGCCTTTCCAAGTTTTTCCATTTTTAATCATGCTGGCGGTGGCGTTGCTAGTGCCAAGAAATTCTGCAACTTCACGAAGCAGTGCGCCGTTTTCAAACATTTGTTTTGCAACGGGAATTTTTGCGGCATCAAGTTTTTTAGCCCTGCCAACACGACGAACATTAGCAAGATCACTAATTTCATAAAGATTTTCGTAGCCAAAAACAGGCTTCCATATTTCCATACTGTACCTCTAGTTAAGTTAAATAGGAGTATAGCATAATGCACACACCAATTTTGGGCAGCGCCTATGTTGCGCGTAGCATCAACGCTGCGGCCAATCGGTGCGTCAATCTGTTTCCAGAAGCCATTCCCGCAGGCGGGTTAGAGGCTGGGTTTCTGAACAGAGCGCCGGGGCTGGAGTTTCTTCAGACTGTAGGAACCGGCCCCATCCGGGCATTGTGGGCGCACCAGACCAACGGCAGCGACTTCTATGTCGTATCCGGCCAAGAGGTCTACAAGTTGACCGGCCTGACGGCTACGCCTACTTTGCTTGGCACGGTGTCAGGCACTGGCCCGGTATCCATTGCGGATAACGGCACTCAGATGTTCTTTGCCTGCAATCCTGACGGCTATATTTACAACGAAGTCACCAACGTATTCGCGCAGATCACAGACCCAGATTTTGCTGGCGCGGTGACGGTGGCCTACCTTGATGGCTACTTTGTCTTCAACCAGCCTGACAGTCAGATTATTTGGGTGTCTCAATTGCTGGATGGCACGTCAGTTGACCCGTTGGATTTCAAATCCTCGGAAGGCTCACCCGACGGCGTGGTAGGGATTATTGCTGACCACCGGCAACTGTGGGTGTTTGGTACTGACTCAGTTGAAGTCTGGTACAACGCAGGCTCTGCTGATTTCCCTTTGGAGCGCATTCAAGGGGCGTTTAACGAGATTGGCTGCGTGTCTGCATACTCCATAGCCAAACTGGACAACGGCCTGTTCTGGCTGGGTACAGACGCCCGTGGGCAAGGCATTGTCTATCGCGCCAACGGCTACACCGGCACTCGGGTTTCTACTCACGCTATCGAGTACGCCATTGCCCAATACGGCAACATCTCGGACGCTATTGCGTACACATACCAGCAAGAAGGTCATGCTTTCTACGTCCTGACATTCCCGTCTGGCAACGCCACATGGGTCTACGATGTGTCGACCCAAGCCTGGCACGAACGTGCTGGATTTGATGCAGGTCAGTTTATGCGGCACCGCAGCAACTGCCAATGCAACTTTGGTGGCAACATCATTGTTGGTGACTTTGAGAACGGCAATCTCTACAGGTTTGACCTAGACGTTTACGCTGACAACGGCGGGGTTCAAAAGTGGTTGCGTTCGTGGAGAGCGCTGCCACCCGGCGAAAACAACTTCAAGCGCACGGCGCACCATACGCTGCAACTTAACGCTGAGACTGGTGTTGGGTTAAACACCGGCCAAGGCTCTGACCCGCAAGTTATGTTGCGCTGGAGCGACGATGGCGGCCATACTTGGTCAAACGAGCATTGGGCCAGCATGGGTCAGATTGGTGAGTACGGCTACCGCACGTTCTGGCGTCGGCTAGGCATGACGCTCAAGCTGCGTGACCGGGTGTATGAAGTCAGCGGCACTGACCCGGTAAAAATTGCCATTACGGGCGCTGAGTTGGTGCTGAGTCCAACAAAGTCTTGACATGGCAAATATCACCCAGATCCCCGCACCTCGCGTTCCTTTGCTGAACGCGCAGACTGGTGCTGTGTCTATGGAGTGGTTTCTTTGGTTTACCAACGTCTACACCATCACAGGCGGTGGTCTTGCCATTACGCCAGTCATCAATGGCGGCACAGGACTAGGCACAATTCCGACCAACGGCAAGCTGCTGATCGGCAATGGCACGGGCTATTCGCTAAACACTTTGACAGCCAGCACGGGCATTACCGTGACCAACGGCGCAGGCACCATCACAGTGACAAACAGCCTGCCCGACTTGACGGTGGTGCTGACAGGCGCAGGTACAACAGTTGTGACCGGGACGTATCCCAACTTCACCATCACTAGCAACGATGCGTTTGTCGGCACGGTGACTAGCGTTGGCGGCACGGGTACGGTTAACGGCATTACGCTGACAGGCACCGTAACTACGTCAGGCAATTTGACGCTTGGCGGTACGCTGAGTGGGGTAAGCCTGACCACTCAGGTATCTGGTATCCTCCCTGTAGCCAATGGGGGGAATGGATTGGGCGCAGCGTACACAGTAGCAACCCTTCCAGCAGCCGGTACACAAGGCCGCAGATCGTGGGTGACAAATGCCCTAGCGCCTGTATTCCTAGCTGCCCCTGTTGGGGGTGGTGCGGTGGTTTGCCCGGTGTTTGACAATGGCACGGCCTGGGTGGTTGGGTAACAAGGAGAAAGATTATGGGTTGGGCACAATTAATAGGTGGCGCGGCGGGATATTATTTTGGTGGGCCAGCAGGCGCTGCTGCGGGTGCTGCTCTCGGTGGCGGTCTTGAGGAAGCTACTGGTGGCGGCGCGTCAGGTGCGGCAAGAGAGGCCGCGAACACATCTGCTGCTGCCAATGATCGTGCTTTGGCGTTGCAACAGCGTATGTACGAGGAAGGTGTTGCTAGACAACAACCAATGTTGGCAGCAGGCAACAACGCATTGGCTCAAATGCAAAGCGGCGCTTTTGCACAACCCGCAGCGTTTAAGTTTGGCGCTGGCGACTATCAAGCTGACCCAGGCTATGCGTTTCGGCTGGCAGAAGGACAGAAGGCGCTTGACCGACAAGCAGCAGCCCGTGGTGGGCTTATGTCTGGTGGCGCTTTGAAAGCGGCCGCTCGGTACGGCCAAGATATGGGTTCGCAAGAGTTTGGTAATGCTTACAGCCGCGCACTTGATGCGTACAACGCTGACGTAGCACGTTCAAACACTGGTTACAACCGTTTGGCTGGACTTGCTGGTGTAGGGCAAACAGCCGGGACTCAAATTGGCACTGCCGGTCAAAGTTACGCGACCAATGCTGGAAATCTGATGATGAACCAAGGCGATGTTCAAGGTAACGCCATGTTGTCGTCTGAGCGCGCTAGGCAATCGGCCTATGGCAACATTGGAAAAGCACTTGGTTCTGGTGGGTTTGACAGCCTAGTCAGTGGTTTTTATGGCCCCGGCCAATACAACCAAAGAATGGGCGTTAACTTTACCGACCCAAACATCTACGGTTAAGGACATATCATGGCACTTAATTTCGGAGTTCTTGACCAAGGTGGCCCTTCAAATTTCTTTGAGGGGTATTCCCAAGGCCAAGAAAAAATGCAGGCCAATGCAATGGCCCAGCAGAAAGCGGCGCAAGCCCAGCAAGAGTTTGGTATGCGCCAGCAGGAGTTTGCCGCTGGGCAGGCTGATAAAAAGCGCGCGGCTGATGCTTCTAGGGTCGCACAAAAATTAGCTTCTTACGAAGAAGCATTTCTTAAAGCATCTAGCCCAGAAGCTGCGAAAGGACTTATAAAAATACAATTTGATGATTCAGATGTTGGCCCAATTAGAAGCCGCTTTGGTTCTTTGGAGCAGGCTTTGGCTGAAGTCCCCGACGATCCAACGGCTTTTCAGGATTTCCTGAACCGAGAAGCTATGGGCATAAAAGAGTTCCGAAAGCAAAAGTATCGAGAAAGTCAAGTCGCCGGACTCTTTGGTGATGGCGCAGCACCCGCGCCAATTAACGCTATGGCACCCGCAGGAGCAATGCCTCAAACAGCGCCGGTGGCTAATGCTATGGCTTCTGCGGCACCAAACGTAGCTGATTTGGTTAGCAGACGCAATAAAGCCTTGGCTATGGGTGAGACAGCGATTGCTACTGCACTGAATTCGGATATTGCTCGGTTGTCGCCTGCGGCAGCAGCGCCAAGTTCTTTAGCTAGACTTCAATCAGAACTGGCTGCATTGCCTCCGGGTGATTCACGCCGCGCAGATTACTTGGCGGCAATTAAAAAAGAAACTCAGTTTGCGCCTCCTGCAAGTACAAATGTAACTATGGTTTCGGAAAGAGCCGAACAGGGCGCTCGCGGTAAGATGTTAGTTGATCAATATAGCGACATTGCTAAAGCTGCTGGGCTTGCAGCTAGAACGCTGCCGTCAATTGAGGTAAATTTAAGTGCACTAAACAAAGGTTTTGATACTGGATTTGGTAAAGAAACAATTGCCGCAGGCGCTAGTGTATTGGCCTCGTTAGGAGTACCAGAAGCCGCCAAATTTGCTACTGATACCCAAAAGTTTCAATCAAATGCTATTAGCGCCGTGTTGCAAAAGCAGTTGGAACAAAAAGGCCCACAGACGGAATCGGACGCTCGCCGTATTGAACAAATCGGAGCGCAGTTAGGCAAGACCAAACAAGCCAACGAGTTTATTTTGTCAATGGCTGGCGAACTATTGCGTCGAGATATTGATCAACGCAACTTTTATGATCGCTGGTACAAGGCTAACAAAACTTATGATGGCGCTGAAAACGCTTGGTTTGGTGGTGAGGGTGGCAATTCACTGTTTGACCGTCCTAAACTTAAAAAGTACGCTGTAACGGCACCAGCACCAGCAGCGGCTGGCGGATTGTCTACAGCAGAACAAGCAGAATTAGATCAACTGCGTAAACAAGTTGGGGGGAAAAAATAATGGATCCCCGCCAAGAATTAATGGCCCTGCGTAGGATAGCTGAACTAGAGGCCAAGGCTGCTGGTCAAGCCGCCCCGTCTGAAATGCTTGCGCCTAAACGCGAGGCGTCCACAATGGATATTATTACCAGTGCGCCATACAAAGCACTGGCAGGCGCTGCGGATGTGTTTCTTACCGCGCCTGAAAATATCGCCAATCTTGCAAAAATGGGCTATGGCACCGCAATGACTGCGGCAGGCCGACCAGACTTGGCACCAGAGGTAACAGCACCAAATCAACCTGTTGCATCAGCCTTACAACGTGCTGGCCTTATTAAACAGCCACAAGGCGAAACTACGCCTTTTCAGCGAGGTTTGGACGTTGCGATTCAAGGGGCTACAGGCGGGTTGCTGGGCGGTGCATCTGCCATACGCGCCGCTGCGCCTACGTTGATGGGGCAAACCCGAGCAGCAGGCACTATGGCTACTGTGGGTGGTGGTGCTGGGGCTGCTGGACAAGCCGTTACTGAAGTTACCGGAGAGCCGTTGTTTGGGGCTGCAACTTCTATGGCAGTACCTGGGCTTGCTATTGGCGCTGCTCGCGCTAGACAAGCCAATTTACAAGCCCAGCAGCAACGCAATGCAGTGCGTGATTTGACCACTCGGCAGGCGCAAGCTGAAGGTTACCTTGTGACACCTGGAAGTATTACGCCCAACACACAGAATGTTTTGCTGGAAAGAATAGCGGGAAAAACACGCACACAGCAAGAAATGTCTGTGCCAAATCAACAAACTACAGATCGTTTATCGCGCAGGGCAGTCGGAATTGGCGAAAACGATCCGCTAACCCGCGCCAATATGCAGCAAATTCGTAGGGACGAATACCAACGAGGTTATGAGCCATTAAACCGTATTGGCGCTGTACCTACAGACCCGCAATTTAACACTGCGCTTGACGATGTGTTGGCTGCGTACACTGGCCCCGGACAGTCATTCCCCGGCGCAATTCCTCAACCAGTGTTAAATTTGGTTAACAGTTATCGTGTTGGTCAATTTAACTCGGCGGACGCAATTGGGGCTACGCGAACATTGCGAGAGCAAGCAAGAGCAAATATTCGCGCTGGTGGTGACAATGCTTCTGTTGGTTTGGCTCAACGTGCTATCAGCAACGCTTTAGAAGACCAAATTGAACGGCAACTAACCCAAGCAGGCAACCCCAACACTCAAGCTATGCTGGATCAATTCCGCGCTTCTCGGCAAAGAATGGCAATTAGTCATTCTGTAGAAGATGCAATTGTGGAAGGTGGCGGGTCTGTTAATGCGCGAACATTAGCAAATGATTTGCAGACCAGAGGCCGATACTTTAGCGGCGACTTGGATTTGATAGCGCGTTTTGCAAACATTGCGCGGCCCGTTATGACGCCACCAGGAACTATGGGAACCCCCGGTTCGCAAGCAACATTTGGGCCGTCCAACATGGCAAATATGTTGCCTGCAAGCGTGGCTATGGGTGGTGCTGGCATGATGGCCGCAGGCACTCCTGGTTTAGCCGCTGCTGCGGTTCCATTTATTCCGCAAATGGTTTCAGGCGCAGCACGAAGCTACTTGATGTCTCCGTTTGCCCAAAACCGCGCTATCCCGACTTACAATCGTCCGGGCGTTAACGCGCTGGCGGGTAGCAATGAGGCGGTTTTGCGTTCTTTGATGGGTTTGCCAACATTTACCAACCAGCCAAACCAAAACGCCATGCTAGGCCCACAGTAACACCCAAGGCTTGATATGTACTACCTCAATGCTTTCAACGATATGCTGCGTAAGCGTCGGCAGCAAAACAACATGATGAATGGCGGTGGGCAGGACTACCCAAGCAGAGATTACGCTAGGCCGTCTGGGACAGATGCACTTGGACTAGGCCCAGCGCAAGATCGGAATGCTTTTCGGGATACGCTCAACAGTATGTCGCCCATGTCGCGGTTTGCTGTGGGCATGATGCCTGTCATTGGCCCAGCGTTCAATGCTGGAAGGTTAGTTGACGCAGGTATATCGGCATACCAAAATTCGCAGCTTGCCCCAAGCCGGGACGCCAGAGAACGGGCGCAAGATCAGTTTAGGGCGTCTGAAATAACAGACATGAATGCGCCTTCATATTCTGACGACAGCATGGATAGGTTGTCGTTTAACACGCCCGTCAGTTCGCCGGTAGCGCCACAGTCTTCACTTTCGGGCCAAGACTTATCGCCTATGGCTCCCGTAGCTTTTAGCTCTCCAGTAGCGCCGCGGTCATCATTTACCAGTGAGGCTTTGGCTCCTATGGCTCCCGTCGCTTTTAGTTCGCCGGTAGCACCACAGTCATCACTTACCGGCGAATCCTTACCTAGTATGGCTGGTGATTTTGGTATCCGTTCTGGTGGTGCTGGTGGTGAATTTGGAGGTGGTGTTGGCACTGGTAATTTTGGCGGCAGTCCTGCTGATGCTGCGGATCTGGGTTACGCCCACGGTGGCATGGTAGACGCCCGTCACCTCAAAGGCCGCGCCCCTGCTCCAGACGACGGCTACGGTGCTTTGCAGGGTGGTGAGTACGTTATCACCAAGGCGGCGGTAGAGAAGTACGGCAAGCGTTTGCTCGACGCAATTAACAACGGGACATTCCGATGACTGACGATGATTTCCGTCGCCTGGAGAGCAAGGTCGACAAGCTGACAGATGCCGTTGGCAAGTTGATTTTGTTTGAGGAACGCCAAGCCACCCAAGGCGAACGCATTGGTAACGTGGAAGTCAAGATTGGCATCCATGAATCTGCATTGCAGCGCGTTGACCGCAAGATAGACCAGTGGGTAAATCGCGGGATGGGCGTCTGGGCAGCAGCAGCTATTGTCTATTCACTTGTCCAGTTCTGGAAGAAATGATTGACCTTACAAAAGCCATAGGAGCCGTTGCTGCAAGCATTGCGGCAATTGGTGGGGGCTACACCCTTGCCGACAAGTTTGGATGGTTTGACAGGGCCATTCTTGAGTGGCATCCAGAGCATTTCAAGATCGTAGCTGAAGCAGGAAAGCCTATCAACGTCACTGTTGCTCGGGTCAAAAAGCGTGATGATTGCTCTGTAGAAAGTTTCACCCCAAGTGTCCGTGACGCATCAGGCATGGTGCATGAAGCAACTACTACAGCAAGCAAATTTAGTGGTCCAGCAGGGCCAACAATTGATACGTTCACCTACCAATTGACGATGGTGAAAAAAGAGAAGATTGCACCGGGTGCAGCAACTCTGTTGGCAACCATCAAGTACAAATGTCCAGAGGGTGAGCGCGTTGTGCAGTATCCCCGACATGCAAACCTGTCATTTTTATTGGAGAAATAATGGACTGGCTTAAACAAATCGCACCGACCATCGCCACTGCACTAGGTGGCCCACTGGCAGGCATGGCGGTGTCTGCTATCTCAAAAGCCATCGGCGTAGATGAAGCAAAGGTTGGCGACCTAATCAGCAACAACAAGCTAACCGCCGACCAGATTGCGCAGGTGAAACTAGCTGAAATTGAATTGCAAAAGCAGGCGCAAGAACTTGGCCTGAACTTTGAAAAGCTAGAGGTGGAAGACCGCAAGAGCGCTAG